GTGAAGATGGTGGAACAAACTCTAATGAGGCTTATGCTTTGTTCAGAGGAATGCTCTCTGATGCTATTGCATTGGAAAGCACTCGTTATCCTGAAGACAACTTTGTGGCGGTCTAATGGCATCAGCACTCCAAAGTTACAGTCTTTCAGCACCAGGCTTTTATGGCCTGAATACTGAAGATTCGCCCCTTGATTTGGGGTCGGGCTTTGCCTTGGTCGCAACTAACTGCATCTTGGATCAGTATGGCCGGATAGGTGCTAGAAAAGGTTGGACAAGGGTTAACTCCTCCTCTGGCAATCTAGGTGCTAACGATGTTGGTGTTATCCATGAATTAGTCCAAAACGATGGGACTTTGACTGTTCTGTTTGCTGGCAACAACAAAATATTTAAACTTGGCACTTCTAATGCGGTAACTGAGTTGACCTATGGTGGTGGAGGCTCTGCTCCTACCATCTCAGCAAGTAATTGGCAATGTGCATCTTTAAATGGCATTGCATACTTCTTCCAAACTGGTCACGATCCTTTGATTTATGACCCTGCCGTAAGTACAACTACTTATCGCAGAGTTTCTGAGAAGTCTGGTTATGTAGCTACAGTTCCCCAAGCCAATATCTGCATCTCTGCTTTTGGTCGTTTGTGGGTGGCTAATACATCTACAGACAAAGTAACTGTTACCTTTTCTGATCTGATTGCAGGTCATGTGTGGGGTGGTGGCACTTCAGGCTCATTAGATGTCTCTCGTGTATGGCCTAATGGTGCAGATGAAGTCATGGGCTTGGCAGCTCACAATGATTTCTTGTTTATCTTTGGTAAGAAGCAGATTCTTGTTTACTCGGGTGCTTCTACTCCCGCATCTCTAGTTCTGAGCGACACAGTAGGCTCTATTGGATGTATCGCAAGGGATACCATTCAAAGTATTGGTACTGATGTTGTTTTCTTGTCAGACTCAGGTGTTCGCTCATTGATGAGAACAATTCAAGAGAAGTCTGCTCCTTTGCGAGACCTTTCTAAGAATGTTCGTTTTGATTTGGAATCTTCCTTATCTGGAGAAACACTAGCAAACGTCAAATCTGTTTATTCAGAGAAGAATGCTTTTTATCTGCTTGTTCTGCCAGCTACTTTGCAAGTTTATTGTTTTGATACTAAGCAATCTTTGCAAGATGGTGCTTCCCGTGTAACCAAATGGGATAGTATTTCACCAACTGCACTAAGATCGTTGCGTAATGGCGACTTATACATTGGAAAGAACGGCTATATTGGTAAGTATGATGGTTATCTCGATGATGCTTCTACTTATCGATTCCTGTACTACACAAACAATGCTGACTTAGGCAATCCTAACCAGATTTCCATTCTGAAATCTATTACTGCCGTAGTGATTGGTGGCTCTAATCAGTTCCTCACAATCAAGTGGGCTTTTGATTATTCGGGTGCTTATCAGTCAGAAAACGTCTTTATTCCACCTCAAGGTTATTTTGAGTATGGGGTTGGAGAATATGCAGTTGCAGACTACTCAAGTGGCATTCCAATTAAAGCATTAACAAGTAATGCATCTAGTGCGGGTAAAATCGTACAAACTGGTTACGAAGCCACTATCAATGGCACTCAGTTGTCAATTCAGAAAATTGAACTTCAAGCCAAAGAAGGCAAGATAGGATAAACCATGTCTAATTATTCAAAATCCACTAACTTTGCAACCAAAGATAATCTCTCGCCTGGCAATCCTTTAAAGATTGTTAAGGGTACTGAGATTGATACAGAGTTCAATAACATTGCTACTGCTATAGCAACAAAGACAGATAACTCCTCTGCCACAATTACAGGGGGTACGATAAATGGTGCGGTTATCGGTGGAACAACTGCCGCAGCAGGTACTTTTACTAACCTTACTGTTAGCACTGCCGCAACGATTGCTTCTGCCGCCATTAGTGCAGGAACAATCAATGGTGCGGTAATCGGTGGTTCTTCTCCACTTGCTATTACTGGTACGAACATTACTGCAAATACAGGCTTTAGTGGCCCATTGACAGGTGCAGTCACAGGTAATGTGACGGGTAATTTGACAGGAAATGTCACGGGTAACGTCACTGGCAATATTACAGGTAATGTGACGGGCAATGTAACTGCGGCTTCTGGTACTTCTACATTCAACAATGTGACCATCTCTGGCTCATTGGACATGGATAGTGGTACATCGGCAACCATTACTGGTTTGGCAAGCCCTACAAACGATTCTGATGCGGCTACCAAGGGTTATGTGGATGCACTAGCCCAAGGTATTGATGCAAAAGCCTCTGTGGTTGCGGCTACTACTGCAAACATCACTTTATCTGGCGCACAAACCATTGATGGCATCTCTATTGTTGCGGGTGATCGGGTCTTGGTTAAAGACCAATCTACTGCCTCACAGAATGGTATTTACTTGTGTGCAACAGGCTCTTGGACACGCACAACAGATGCTGACACTTATGCTGAGTTGGTGGCGGCTTTTACCTTTGTTGAAAAAGGCACAACTAACGCTGACTCTGGCTTTATCTGCACAATCGATGCAGGTGGGACATTGGGAAGCACATCTATCACATGGGCGCAATTCTCAGGTGCGGGTCAGATTACTGCGGGTGATGGTCTTACAAAGACAGGTAACACTCTCAATGTAGGAACTGCATCTTCTAGTCGTATTGTTGTCAATTCGGACAACATTGATTTGGCATCTTCTGGTGTAACGCCAGGCACTTATCAATCTGTCACTTTTGATGCTTATGGTCGTGCTACGGCAGGAACGAATCCCACTACGATTGCTGGCTATAACATTACAAATGCTTATACCAAAACTGAAATAGATTCAATTTTTGGTTCGACTACTGCTGCGGCTACTTCTGCTTCTAATGCTGCTACAAGTGCTTCAAATGCTTCAACAAGTGCATCTAACGCTTCTACAAGTGCAAGCAATGCGGCTACAAGTGAAACTAATGCGGCAGCCTCATACGATGCTTTTGATGACAGATACTTAGGTTCTAAATCTTCTGCTCCTTCTGTAGACAATGATGGAAATGCTCTGTTGACAGGTGCTTTGTACTGGAATACAACAGTAAGCACTTTGTATGTTTGGACAGGATCGGCTTGGACTCAAGCAGCTTTTACTTCTGGTGGTTTCTTAGTTAACTCTAATAACCTATCTGACGTATCCAATACTGCTACTGCTCGGACTAACTTAGGTCTTGCTATCGGTACTAACGTACAAGCCTATAACGCTAACACGGCAGTTACCAACTCTGCACAGACATTCACTGCTACTCAGACTTTCTCAGGTTCATCATCTGCTACCGCCATTGTCTTAAACGATGCAGCAGAGGTAGCTACAGTATCTGCAACTGCTGCTACTGGAACGATTAACTACGACATTACCACTCAGTCTGTTCTGTACTACACAAGTAACGCAAGTGCTAACTGGACAGTTAACTTCAGAGGCTCTAGCGGTACTTCACTAGATACTTTGATGAGTACAGGTCAATCAATGACTGTGGCTTTCTTGGTTACTCAAGGCTCTACTGCTTACTACAACTCTGCTGTGCAAATTGATGGCACTACATCTGGAGTCACTACAAGATGGTTAGGTGGTGCGCCTACTTCGGGAAATGCTAGTGGCATTGATTCTTATCGTTATTTATTGGTAAAAACGGGAAGTGCAACATTTACTGTTCTTGCCTCTAATACACAATTCAAAGCCTAATCATGTGTATCTGCAAAAGATGTAATGTTGACAAACCTTTGGATGAATTCCAAATGGATAAGCGCAGGAACAAGCACTATGGTACTTGTCGGGTTTGTCGTGTCAAAGCGCAGAACGATAGAAGGCTTGCAAATATTGACGAAAGCAGAAAAAAAACTCGTGAGTATTTGCGTGAATGGAGGGCTAAGAATCCTGAGAAACAAGCCGCCATCTGTAAAAAATATGACGAGAAAAACAGGGATAAGCGTAGTGCTTATGCCAAACAGTATCGCAAAGACAATCCTGAGAAAGTCAAAGCATTGTTTGAATCTTGGGCTAAAGATAATCCTGAAAAGATTAAAGAATACGCAAAGAAAGCTACTAAGGCTTGGCTCGAAAGAAATCCTGATTATCAAAAAGATTTTTACCAAGCAAACAAGCAAATATATATGGCTGCTAGTGCAAGGCGCAGGGCGGCTCAGGACTCAGCCACACCAACTTGGTTAACAGCCATTGATAAAGCTATGATTCAAGAGATGTACGATGTTTCTGAAGCAAGGTATATCCAAACTGGTATAAAACACCATGTTGACCACATCGTTCCAATTAACGGAAAAGGCGTAGCTGGTATGCACGTTCCTTGGAATTTACAAGTAATAACTGCTCACGAGAATCTGAGCAAAGGTTGGAGGTTTTAATGCCATTACAAGCAACTTCTGGTGCGGCTAGTTACGATGCCTTTGGTGGTGGTGTTCCTGTTGTTCCTGCGTACATTGAGGAAGTGTTTAGCACGTATCTTTATACAGGTAACGGCTCTACACAGACTATTACCAATGGTATTGATACATCTACCAATGGTGGGTTAGTTTGGATTAAAAGCAGAACAACGCTTGATGAACACGCTTTGTTTGATACTACTCGTGGAACAAGTACAGTGTTGTCCACAAATAGCACTGCACAAGCGCAATCAGAGACTGCTTTTACAGCTTTTACTACTTCAGGGTTTTCTTTGTCGGGGGCGGGGTTACAAGTAAACATAAACCAAAATACAAAGACCTACGCCTCATGGACATTCCGCAAGCAACCAAAGTTCTTTGATGTTGTGACTTATACGGGGAATGGGTCTACAGGAAGACAAATATCACACAACTTAGGTTCAAAACCTGCTTTTGTTATTATTAAAGCTGTTGACGTTGTAGACAATTGGTACACTATTCACAGGTCGCAAAATTCTGCCAATCCTGGCCCACAAGGATATATTCGTCTTAACGCCACTAGCGCTATTCAAGATACTCCAGATGTATATTTTGACTTGGTTAATTCCACAGACAATTATCTTTTAGTTGGTGACAATGCGTTTATGAATACCAATGGTAGGGCCTATGTAGCCTACCTATTTGCCCACAACGCAGGAGGCTTTGGCCTAACTGGTACAGACAATGTGATTTCGTGTGGGTCTGCTACTGGTGACCCTGCAACCTATGTTGCAACAGTTAACCTTGGTTGGGAGCCTCAATGGGTTCTTACAAAATCTACAGCATCCGCAGGAAACTGGACAATCATTGACAATATGCGTGGCATGACTGTTCTCGGCAGTTCAGATGCAAGATTGTTTCCAAATAATTCTCAAGTTGAATCTTCAACCAACGCAATGGGGCTTACTTCAACAGGGTTCATTACTGAAACCTATGGTGATGCATTCATCTACATAGCCATTCGCAGAGGCCCGATGAAAGTTCCTACGAGTGGGACTAGTGTGTTTGCGCCTGTTTTGCAAAATGGTGGTAATGTATCAATTACAACAAACTTCCCTGTTGATTTGTTAATTAGTAAGCCCCCAGCATCAGCGGGACAAGCCCTTTATTTTATGGATAGGTTAAGGGGTGGAACTACAAATAATTACATCATTTCAATGTCATCTAACTCAGATGCTGAAATTACTGGTACAGGTACTGGCTTAGGCTTTCAAAGCAATACTGCAATTCAATCACAGAACAGTTTTTATGCGTCAACTACTTCTGTAATTTGGTTAAATTTTAGACGTGCCCCTAGCTTCTTTGATGAGGTTTGCTATACAGGGAATAATGTTTATAACCGAGCAATTCCGCACAATTTAGCGGCTGTTCCAGAACTTGTTATAGTTAAAAACAGAACAACTGGTGGTTCTTATTGGGCTGTTTATACAACTACTACAGGTTCTAGTAATTTATTAAAATTAAATCTTACAAATGCTTCTGCTAGTAACCCATATGCTTGGGGTTCAACTGCGGCATCAAGTACAAATTTTTATGTTGGCGATGATTTCAATACCAACAATTTATCTGATAATTTTGTGATGTACTTGTTTGCCTCTTGTGCAGGTGTTTCCAAGTGCTTCAATTACACAGGAAACGGCTCATCACAAACAATTAACTGTGGGTTTACAGGTGGTGCTAGGTTTGTTCTTATCAAACGCACAGACGATGTTGGCGACTGGTATGTATGGGATACGGCACGAGGAATTGTTGCAGGTAATGACCCTTATCTTAGATTGAATTTAACAGCAGCTGAAGTAACATCTAATGACACTATTGACACAGACTCAACTGGCTTTGTAGTCAACCAAGTTTCAGCAACCAATGTGAATGTATCTTCTGCAACCTACATAGGTCTGGCAATAGCTTAAGGAAAAATCATGCAAATCAGAACACAAACAGGACAAGTAATGTACGAAGCAGAATTTCGTGCATACACAAAAGCCAATGGTGGCCCATCATGGGAAACAACAACAACTGAAGTCTTAGAGGCTTTGGGTGCTGATGTAGTCTTTGAAGGCCCACAAGCTACAGGCGGTACTGTTTACCAATACTCTCAAGCCTCTGGTGTTGAGCAGATTGATGGCAAGTGGTACACAAAGTATGTGCTTGGCCCTGTCTTTGTAGATGGTGAGACAACTGCTGCTGAACAAGAAGTAGCCTACAAAGCTATGAAAGATGCTGAACAGGCTAAGAGTGTTCGTGCTACTCGTGATGATAAACTAACAGAAACTGATTGGAGATTTCGTAGTGATATGACTCCATCACAAGAGTGGAAAGACTACTGCCAAGCATTGAGAGATGTTCCTTTGCAAAGTGGTTTCCCTTGGACTATTACTTGGCCTGTTGAGCCACAATAAGGAGCAATCATGGCTGTAACTAGCGCACAAATTGTAGATTTTCTGCTTGCTAATCCAGGCATGAGTGATGCCCAGATTGTTGCGGCTATGGAGCAATATGGAGTTTCCCCTGCTCAGATGGCTCAAGCTGTTGGGTTAGATGTGGGTGAGGTTGTTTCCCGAGTGGCGGTTACTGTTCCTCAAGGTCAAACAATAACCCTTGGTGATACGATTATTGCACCCGAATATAGAGTTATTGGCTCTGGTGAAGATCAGCAAATCGGTAATCTTGAGACTATTTATACATCTAAAACTACTGGCGATCCTAATTATCGTGCGCCTGTTGGTTCAGAGATTCAACAATATAGTGCAGATGGAACATTTGTAGGAACTGGCAAAACTCAAAAAGTTGCGGGTTCATTTTTAGAGGGATTAGGACAAGCCCTTACAGACCCTGTAGTTCTAGCTGCTTTAGCAGGGGGTTATGGTGCAGGATTGTTTGGTGGCGCAGGTGCATTGGGTGGTGCTACAGCCTTAACAGCCGCAGAAGCCGCAGGATTAGGTTTAACGGCAGCAGAAGCCGCTAGTTTAGGTCTTTCAGCGACAGAGTTTGCTGCCGCAACAGCGGGTACAGGTGCTTTAGCTGGTGGCTTAACTGCGGGTGGAGCAGGTGCTACTGGATTGATGGGTACAGGTACAGGACTTACACTTGCTGGCGCAGGTGGTCTTGGCGGTGCAACTGGTGCGGCTGGTTTAGGAGGTTCTTTAGGAACAGGACTTACAGTTGCGGGTGCTGGTGGTCTTGGTGGTCTTACGGGTGCAGCAGGTCTTGGTGGTTTAGGTACGGGCTTAACAACTGCTGGCGGTTTGGTAGCAGGAAACACATTGCTTGGTGGAGCTGGACTTGGTACTACTTTAGCTGGTCTTGGTACTGGTGTAGTTGGCTCTACTTTAGGTTCTACACTTGGTTCTACATTAGGCTCTACTCTTGCAAATACTGCTACGTCCACATTGGGTAGAGGTCTTACTTCTGGTAGTTTAGCAAACCTTTTCTCTGGTGGTTTAGGTACTGCGGGTAGTTTGCTTCAGATGCAAGAATCTCGTGAAGCTGCTCAAAGAGCGCAAGCCCGTATTGATGCTGAGACTGCTGCGGCTAAAGCGGCTGCTCAGTTTAGACCTGTTGGCATGACTACACGATTTGGTACTTCAGAATTCCAAGTTGATCCTGTTACTGGTCAATTGACAAGCGCAGGATACACACTAAGCCCTGAAGCCAAGAATGCCCAAGACCGCTTGGTTAAGTTGGCTGAGTCTGGTTTGCAACAAGTAGAAGGCGCTCAACAACAGTTTGCTCCTTTGCAGACAGGTGCTACAAGTTTGTTTACGCTTGGAAATAAATATTTAGCACTAACACCACAAGATGTTGCTAAGAATTATCTTGCTGAACAGATGGCTCTATTGCAACCAGGTCGTGAGTTGGAACTTGCTAATTTGCAAACCAAATTAAGAAACCAAGGTCGCATGGGTCTTTCTGTTGCTCAAGGCGGTGATTTGGGTGCTACAACTCCTGAATTACAGGCTTTGTTCAATGCTCGTGCTAGACAAGAAGCTGAGTTAGCGGCAAATGCTCAATTGGCGGGTCAAAGAGATGTGCTGTTTGGTGCTAACTTGCTTGACCAAGGTTCAAGAACAATGGGTCAATACTATGGTGGTCAACAAGCCTCTTATGCACCTTATACGACTGCTTTGGGACAAGTACAAGGTCTTGAGACTGCGGGTCAACAACCTTTGAAAATGGGCATCAACTTGGGACAAATTAGTTCTCAAGCAGGTGCAAATGTTGGAAAACTTGGTTTAACAGGCGCACAATTAAGTACAAACTTGGCAACTGGTGCTGACGCTACTAGAAACCTAGCGGCTCAAGGATTGATAGCGGCAGGTAGTCCTAATGCTCAGTTTGGTCAAGCACTTGGCGGTTTGTTTGGTGGTGGATTGCAGTCTGCATTTAGTGGAACAGGTTTAGGCTCTTCTGGTTTTGGAACTGGTTTAGCTTATGGTAATCAAGACCTTGGCTTATTCTTGTAAGGAATCATCATGGCAGAAAATATCGTAGCGGGTCTGTTTGGTATGACTCCACAAATGTATCAGGGTCAACAGTATCAACAAGACTTGAGAAGAGGTGCTGAGTTAGCGCAACTTTCACCAGGAGCTGCTGCACAAGCTAATCTAATGGCAAGTGTTGGTCAACTAGGTCGTGGATTTGCGGGTGCTTTGGGTATAGAAGACCCTCAGTTGAAGCTAATTAGTGCTAGAAACTCTATTGCCCAACAGATAGACCAATCTAATCCTGAGTCAATCTTAAAAGGTGCTCAGATGTTGGCACAGATGGGAGATCAACAAGGTGCTATGGCTTTGGCTCAATATGCTCGTCAAGCACAGAGCGAGATGGCTCAAGCACAACAGCGTTTAGCGGCAGCTAGAGCATCTGATGCAGCGTCAAAACGTGAGCGTGCTCAAGCTGATCCATTCCAAAGATTAGTGGAATCAGGTAAATATACCCCTGCAAGTCTTGCAGAGTATGAAATAACGGGTAAACCTTCGGATTTAGTCTTATTTGAAAAGACAGAAAAACCCACTAAAACTAGTTATGGCCCTGAAGCCGATAGAGTTTCCAAAGCAAGATTTGGTAAAAACTTTGATGAATTGACGCAAGCAGAAGCGACTGTAATAGACACTTTATTAGAAGAACGTGGAGTAAAAAAGGCTAAAGAAGGTGCTTCTAAATTGGTATTGCCTGGTCAAGACAAATTGGCAGATATTCCAGCATTTAGGGCAAGTGTTCAACGTACTATTGATCCTCAACTTAAAGCAGTAACCGCTGCTGATAATGCTCTGGAAAACATCCAAGACTCTATTGATACAAACAACTTTGCATCTTTTAGGGCAGCGCAAACACAATTTGCTAGGGCTATTTCTGGTTCTGGAGATTTAAGTCAGAAGGAATTGTTAGCGGCTGGCGCTGATCCTTCGTTGCTTGGTGGAACTGCTGATTATTTAGCTAGATTGTTTACTTCTACTCCAACTCTTGACACACAAGAAAAAATCAAGAAGACACTTTTAGCTATTAAGAAAGTTTCTACAAGCAAAGCTAAGACTGAAATTGAAGCACAACGTAAAATTGCTTACAGTAATCCTGGCTACGAAAAGGCTCGTGTTGACCAAGCTCTTGATTTCCCAGAGTTCTCAGGTCAAAACATAGGTACTCCTAGTGCAGCAGACTATGCCGCACAAGCTAAAGCCATACTTGAACAACGCAAAAAGGGTGCAAAATGAGCAAATTAGACCTTAATGCCTTATCTGACGCAGAGTTAGAGGCGCTTTCTACTGGCAATATTGAAGCTCTTTCTGACCAAACATTAAAAATGTTGGCAGGAGAAAAGCCTAAAGCACCTTCTACGAGTGCTGTAATGGCTGAAGCCGCACGAAAAGGTGTTGCGAGTTTTGCAGGGACTACTTCAGGTCTTGCTAATTTGTTATTTTCTGCTTTAGAGCGTTATCGCATTAACCCATTAACTGAGGGTATGAGGGCTTCTGGCGGTACTGTTGCTCCAGCACCTACTACTGGTGGAGTTGTTGAGACATTTCAAGCAGGTCGTCAACCTGTTTACAAGAGTGTCATGGAGACTTTAGGGACTACTGGTGCAGAGCCTCAAGGTGGTATGCAGAAGATTGCAGCCGAAGGTACAGAAGCAGTTACCTCCCCATATAGTTATCTATTTCCAGCATTAGCCGCTACAAGGCGCATGGGTTTGTTTGGTCAAACACTAATGCGTCCTGCTGAACAACAAGTTATTGGCTCTACTGCTGAAGCGGGTGGACAAGCAGGTGAATATATTGGCGAAAAGATGGGCGCTCCCACTACTGGCAGGATTGTCGGCAGTATTGTAGGTGGTGGTGGTGGTTCTTACGCTCTAGGAACAACATTAAAAACAGTTCCTTTGGCTGGTAAAGCATTTGATGCTGCCGCTTCTCAATGGAATAAAGTTCGTGGAACTGTTCCTGAAGATGAATTACTTAGAGATGTAGACAATCGGATTAGCAATATCTTTATTGCCGCAGGTTCTGCTGATCCAACAATCATGGATACGATTACCAAAGCCGCCAAAGCACAACAAAATCTTTCATTGAAAACACCTGGTGGTGCGCCAATACAAATGCCCGTAAGTTCTTTGTTGGCAGACAATCCTGTTGTTAACCAGTTGATTCAAAGTTTGTCGGCTAAAGACCCTGTATTTAGGGCGCAGTATGGCAATCAGTTTGAGCAAGCTAAACAGGCTTTGGCTGCTAGTCAGGTTCGTTTATTTGGTGACCCATCTAAAGTTAGTGTGAATATTTCTCCACTTGACTTGGCTAAACCACAAGCCCGTAGGACTCGCACTATTGATGAGCAGATTGCAGATACTTACAAAGATGCAACTCTTGACCCCAATGTGTTTGGTCAACGTGTTTCTACACTTGTTGCCGCCAAAGAAGATGCCGCTTATCAGTTGGTTAAGCCACTTTATACAGAAGCATTTGACATTGCTAAACAGAAAAAGGTTGAGCTGCCCGCTGGTTCTGTTGACGACATCTTCAACTTTGTTGCGGGTGAGCAAGCATCTGATATCTTTAAGACTTTCCCATCTATCTACAATCGTGTTCGTGCAAAGTTCCGTCCTTCAGAAGTTGAGCCTAGCCCTATTCTGACCGCAGAAGGTAAGCCAATGACCGAGGGTGGAATCAAGTTCTCTGCCGCTACAGTTGAAGATTTAGACTCTTTAAAGCGTGAAATCAACAAACAATTGCGTAAAACGAGCGAACCCGCTGATATTCGACTGCTCTCCGAGTTAAAAGCCCGTGTTGGTGGACACATTGACAATCTTGATCCTGTCTTTGTTCAGTCTTATC